TGAGATTGTTTTGTCTGCTGGTTGTGGTCATACCAATATTTACCCTTAAAAATAATATGCTTAGTTAATTACACTATTGTTTTTGTCAAAGTTCAAGGTCATGCGTTCATTGATGTTAAACGGAATGTACACCAAATCAGCTTGAATACGCATGCCTTGATCTGTGCTGTCTATGTTGATTTCAGTTACTGCAAATCTAGGATCATAGTTTATGATAGCTTCTACATCCTTGGCTATAATTTCTTTGACATCCGGAGTAAATGGTTCAAACAGCATGTCCCAGATCACTGTGCCAAATTCTGGATTTTCTAATTTCTCACCTTTGCGAATATAAAAATGATTGATCAAATCCTGCTTGACAAGATTGATATCATAGAGTTTGAAGTTCTTGTTAGCTTCGTTGGAACTGAATCCCTTGTAGGTGAATTGTCCTTGATTCTGCGTCACTGTAGCAGAACGTTGTGCGGCTGTTTGTTGATTGTATAGTCTTGTGGCCATAATTAAATATTCCTGTCCGTTTTATCCGGTGTTAGCAAATCTGGTGCTCTGTGCTCATGCAATGCCCAAGGTTCGTGCATGGGTATACGCTTCATGAAGCTTTTCACTATGCCTGCTTGATACCGCTTGTCCCACCCTGCTACCGTGCTGGTGGCAGGGTTGTCACGCAAATCGTAGGGTTTGACATAGTCTGCAGCAACAGCAGTTTCTGCATTATTAGGACCGTTAAGATTAATTTTAGTACCGTTGATCTTGACTTCTGCACTGCTACCGATGCTGATATCTGCTGTAGAGCTGATCTTTGTTTCTGCTGAACTTGCTATGTCAAGATCGTTTTTAGTAGATATTTTAGTCTTGGCTCCTACTAGTATGTCAAGATTAGCACCTACTGTGAGTTTGGCATCTGCATTAACTAAGAACTCCATGTCAGTGGCTATTTCTACATGCCATTTACCTGTTTCAGTTCTCATGTTGATATTTCTTCCTGCTTCTAAATTTATATCTCGAGCAGCACGTATATTGAGATCTTGCTGAGTATGCACACTGATACTGTCTTCGGCAAAGATATCTATTTTGCCGTTACTGGTAAGTTCTATCCATGCTGTGCCTCGAGCATTGGCAATGTAGATCAGATCTTCTGAATTGTGCATCAAGATCTGATGTCCAGTTCTGGTCCTTACCCTAAAATATTCACTGGCTGGGATAGTAGCAGATCCCTCATTGCCTTTTTTCTGATTAGCGGGATCTAATAGATCGACATATTTTACTGGGCCATCAGCGGCCGATGTTTCTCGATGATATCTATCATTGCCGTCATCCATGACAAATTGTGTGCCTCCTAACCTACTCACAGGCACAGTTGCTTGGCTATCTGCCTTGCCTATTTTTTGTTTTTTAGCACCTATTCTGCGATCAAGAGGTCCGGGTGTGCTGATGCCAAACACCATACTAGGAGCTTCACGCCTCGGTGAGCTGGTGTTAAATCCTCGCACATCGTCTTCTAGTAGACCCTGTTCAAGAAATCTATCTGCTATAGGATGAACCACTCTGGGATATTTTTCCGGATCAATTTCTTGTACATCACCATTGATACGTTTGTTGACTTCTGCCACCGGCAAAGGCAAGGCGGTGTTTCCGTATCGTTTTTTATCTTCGGCATCCAAGCTGTTTACTGTGCTACCGGCAATGGCTGGCACCATGTGATTGATGTTTACTCCTGGTACACAAGCAAACCAATATCCCGAGGCCGGATCACCATTGACAAACAGCACCAGCACGTTAACTCCAACATCTGGAGGTACAAACCACATACCGTATGATTTTTGCGTGTCGCTGAAACCGTCGATAGTAGATTTAGTGCCGTCATTTTTGCCCATGAACTCAAATGGAGTGTAGCCGAAAAATGGCGAGGCATATTTTACAATAAAAGTTTGACTATCATCGCCCGCGGTGTTGGCTTGATCTTTTAAAAGATTCACTTCTATAGATCCCATGAATGAAGGATCGAGATGGCTAATCACCCTAGCAACATATATGCCTGTGGTTAGACCGCCCCGTCTACCTTCATCATCAACTGATGGTCTTGATAATTCTGCCATTATTTTTGTCCTAGGTCCCTGTAATATCTAAATCCAACCACTCGCGGTGTTTGATTTGACGTGGTTGTAACTGGTGCATCTGTGCGACGGGGATCTGCAGATGATCGTTGACCTGAACCTGTAGTACTCGATGCACTAGTAGTGTTTGAATTTCCAGAACTGTTATCAATAGGTGAAGTTTTAGGAGATTCTTTTGGACCTATTTTAGTGGCTGGAGTATCAGCCTTGGTTCCCACCGGAGATTTATTATCTGATTCAACTTTGGTAGTTTCAGGTCCCTGTGGTCCTGGCATTCTTATACATTTTAATTTTTGTTTCCAATTACCGTCACTGAATGTGTTTTCACACTGAACAATACGATATATACCGCCAAACGGACTGTCCTCGGCAACTTGTGAAAAATCATACAAACCTGTTGTTGTGTTAACGTCAATCGGTGTCCTAAATGTGAGATAGATATAAACATTTCCGCTTTCATAATTCATTGTACCATCTTCAGTGATTTGATCAGTAGGTGTAGCTGACGAGGAAAAATGATTAGCCATTCCCGAATCTACTAACCAATAAGGATCCCCTAGAATTTCCAAGTCTATGGTAACCAAATCAGCACTGTTGCCGCTGATGAATTTCTGTTGAAAATTTTCTGCAACATTTTGTTCAACACTTTTTTGATCAGACCCACCTTTATATCCTGCCAGTAGCTCTGCATCGCGTTTGGGCCTCGATCGTCCCATTTGTGCTGCTTGTACTTCAGGAGCCTGTCCTTTGTTGGTGCTTGTGGAGGACGGCAATTTTTCTCCACGATTTTGATCTTGTGTGGCAGTTTTGGCAGATTCTGATTCTTTCTTAGGAGTGGCTCCTGAATAAAACAAATTATTAATTTGCACGTTAAAACTTAGAACATCAACATTTTGTCCGGTATAGATATACTGATATTCTTTCACTACATCTTTCAGTAATTGTGAATATCCTATGGGTGCAGAAGTAGCAGGAAGAAATAAACTTTGATGCACAAAATAAGGAACTACTCTAAAAGTTATTCTTTTGCCGTAATCACCTGTGAGTTTATCAAGTCCTAATAATTCTATCTGTACATCTAACTTAAACCATTTGATAAATCCCTGTGGGGTAAGATATGTTGGATCGATAGCTTCGGTGGCATATTCAGAACTTAGAATGATCTGATTTATAATTGATGTTAGAGATTGAGCTTGAGCAAATTGAAAAGCACGTTTTTTAGGATCAATGGTCATGCCGTCTCTAATCATCACACCTGTTTTTTCATCGTATTGATCACCGGCACGCTTGAACAACGGCCTTCCTCCCGAACTTTGATCAAATCCAAAACTAGCCGATGCTATGCTATTTTGATCTAATAGTTGAGGATCAATCTTGATCAGAGAGGCTGGAACTGCTGTTATCTGTTCTTTTTCATTGGGATTAACTGTGGCTTTTTTTATTTCTGCTTGATTGCCTGCTGAACTTTTCCAGTCACTGGAAAGTATAGGAAACTGTATCACATACTCATCTTTTACTGTTATTTCTTTATCTTTTAAAAGTTTTTCTTCAATATTATTTAAAAAATTTACTAGACTGCCCTCACCACTTCTTGCTAATATATCAAACACATGTCCACGTCCATCGGCAAAAAGTTTAATATCGCTGTAAGAGATATTAACCGAGCTTGAAAATCCTTGATGATTATAAGGTATAGCTTCAACTTTATATGTGCTGCCGCCTTCGTTAACTGAAAATTTGACTCCGGTTAATTTTAGTACGAAAAACTTGGGTTTAATATTTGATATAATTCTACCCAGTTGATCGAACCCTTGTATGTCCATGCGTAATACAAAAGGAGCATTATCCATATAACTTAGATATGTTGCATTTATTGCGGCGGCCTGCATGCTTTGTAATAACAATCCCATAGAATGCGGCTCAATAACGTCAAATTCAAATTTTACTGCATTAGAATTTCCCGTGGCTTCATTGGCTCCAATGATGTTTTTCATTACAAAATTGTTGATATAATATTCAGGCGCTTGAGTAACCAAGGACGGGCTTATAAAAATTTTTTGTCTTTGGGCATCAAATCTACCACCACTTGAAAACACAATGTTAGTTAACTCACCGGGACTATTTCTATATGACCGAGGATCATTAAATTGCGCAGGAGTAAGACACGCCATGGTCCACAAAATGTTAGAGCTGGCAAATACCTCCATGGGATTTCTATTTTTCTTTATTACTTCTGGATCTGGCCTGTTAGAACTAGCAGTAGACCGTGTGCCTAGTGATCCTTGATTGAATGCTATACCAGCTGCTGCCGTGCCTGGATTAGCTGCTCTGGCAGGAGCTTGATTGGTCACATTTTCTGCTGTACCTTGTGGCACTGAAATAGCCGGAGAGCCTGTCAGTGCTACCGAACCGTCTGGTTTGTAAGTTAATTCTTGACCTGTAGGAATAAATCTTGCTACCATTTATATTCCTAGAAACTTTTGCAGATTGTTTTTCTTGGGTAGATATATCACAACCCCTGGTTCAAAGTCATAGATAGGGTCTTTCAATACACTCATATTCCGCTGCACAAATACCCACCATAATTTTGCACTTCCGTATACATCATAGGCCAATAAGTCAGGTCGATGTCTATATTGATTTTCTATCACATAACGAAAATCATCTGGTTCAGAAGGCACTGGTCTTATTTCTAACAAATCAAGATAGAAATTATTTTGTCTAGTATCTGCCCAAGGACTATTTTTGTTATAATTGGCCATTAGATATATCCTCCACCATTCTTAGTAGCCATTTGGCCACGAGCGTAGTCTTGAAGATTAAACTGTCTTAAACCTTGTCTAGTATAAACAGGGGCCACTACCACAGTTATAGTACTAAGTGTTGGCACCCAGGTATATTTGCCGTTGTCGAAAGGGTCACATCGAATATAATTTACATCATCTTTGAAATCCACAGAAAAAGATTTTATAACAACAGGAACATTTTCAAATATGCGAGCACCATACCCCGACAATATACAGATGATCGGGGGATTGCCTGCTGGTGAGCTTTGTCCAAAAAACATTTTCGTGGCTGTTTTAAAAAAGGTAGTTGCTGCAATCCAGTAGGCACCTTCTTCGTTGGTTTCACAACTAAATTCTCCGCTGATAGTAATATCATCTACCACACTGTTTTTATAACTATACTGAGCATAATTACCGTGGGTGATCGGGATAGTAGAGTATTCTGCTTTGGTGCTAACTGTAACACTAGGAATATATGGCCAGACCACACCGCCGGTGTCTTGGAGCCGCTTAAACAACGCACTTTTAAAAATACCCCATTCACATTTTATGCGTACTCGCCAATCATCTGCATTGCCGACATTGAGTTGTATAGCTTCTCCTTGTGGGACGAACGTCTGCGCTCCCGCTGGAACGTTGACACCGCGTTTGAGACTAAGTATATTGTTAAGCATGCCGGCAGCTGCACTAAAACTGCCAGCAGCTTTCATTAGTCCGCCTGCGAGATTGCCGCCAGTGAGTTTATTAAGTGTTCCGGAGATATCTGCTGCTATGTTACTAGTTGAACCTGCCACTGATCTTAATTTATCTACTGCTCCACTGACTGCACTGTTCACTGTGACATTTCCACCCATGGCACTGTTACCAAAGTTTTTTATGTCACCGGCCATTTGGTTCAGTCCTGATTTGAATCCTCCCGACAGTTCGGCCGCTTTTTCATCTAGTTTGAGTTTTGAAATTTCAGACGACGAACTTTGTAATGCAGCTTGCCCTTCGTTGGTAGCTTGGCTTATGCTTTCTGAAATGCCTGCTACCAGCTGTGAAAAAGGTGCCACAGGGTTACTACCGGGTCCCGATGATGGTTTGGTAGAGGCTCCAACACTAAAAAACGCTGTTGCTTTTTCATTAATTGAGCGATTGTTAGCCACTTGTGCAGCAGAAATACCGGTGGGGTCTCCACTGGCCTTATTGATTCTATCAGCTTCTTCTTGCGGTGTTTCAGGATAAGTCTTGCGAGCCATTTTGAGCAGATTTCCTTGTCATATAGACTATTTATTATGATAAAAATGTGCTATTATATAACATATAACGGAGAATTCTAACTAATGATTGTGCCTAAAATTAAGTATCTAACCAACAAAGATCTATTAAGAGAAATACACCTAAGCAAAAATACCTACTGTAGTTTCACTGATCCTGCATACGGAGAATACGATCTAATCGTTACTACCTTGGACAAGCTGAACATACGCACTATAGCAGAAGCCAAAAGAAATAGAGCATCTAAAATGTCAAAGGCTGCACACGAAGCAGCGGTCACAGCAGCTGGTAAGAAAATGCCAGCCAAGGAGTTTGAAGTAGATTATCGCAAGGTAAAAAAACAGGATCTAGTTTTTCGTGTGATGACCTTTACGCACATACCGCTAGCGCCGGGGCGTAAGAAAACCCTAAAGAACACCGCAGACAGCCATGACAAAGTAAACTTTCCACCGTTTCAGCATTGGAAATATGACGACAACAACAACTTGGTGTGCGTAGGAAAAAGTCATTGGAAGGGCAATTTAGATCAAGGAGAGTTCTCCAAGGATCACGGACAAATGACCAACGACCTTGCTCGTATGTTTATCAAGCTCTGTGAGAGATATGCTACTAGAGGCAACGTCCGTGGTTACACCTACAATGATGAAATGAAAGGGCAGGCCATACTTCAGCTCACACAGATTGGACTACAATTTGACGAATCAAAAAGTGACAATCCGTTTGCCTATTATACTGCTGCTGTAACCAATTCATTCGTTAGAATCATAAACCTTGAAAAACGCAATCAAAACATTCGAGACGATATTCTTGAAATGAACGGCATGAATCCTTCATGGACTCGACAAAATAGCGCCAATGGTGGTAAGAACGCTCCCGGACCAGTCACTATCACAGATAGTTTAGATTGAGTTTGACCTTACATTTATATTCTGTTATAATTAATCTATGAACCTTTTTAAGAAAGTTGCATGCTTCACTGACATACACTTTGGATTGAAATCCGGAAGTCGTACACATAACCAAGACTGCGAAGATTTCGTCACTTGGTTCTGTGACACAGCTCGAGCACAAGGCTGCGAAACAGCCATATTCCTAGGCGATTGGCATCATAATCGCAGTACCACTGATGTGAGTACTATGAATTATACTGTGAGTAACTTGGAAAAACTCAGTCAGAGCTTTGAACGAGTCTATTTCATTCTAGGCAATCACGACTTGTTCTACAAAGACAAACGTGAAAT